TATTTGAACAGCGAGTTCACATTAATGGAGAGGTGACGCTAATCACCTGGCTTAAAGCCTGTTGCCCCATACAATGTAAAGAAATTATACAGCAGATGCTAAGGATGCAATACCCTTACCAACCCCCATAATAGTCTCACGGTTGGCCCATGCCCAGGATCCAATTTGTTTGGCACCCTGGGCGGCACGTCCCATAATTTTCTTTACAAAGTCCCAATGAGCTCCATTCATGGTGGCCGTGGGCATCGTATTCATAATATTAAAAGCCTCACTCATCAAAATGTCATTACCAGAGATCTTCTCTCCAGCAAGACAAGTATAAGAAGTGGTAAACTCATAATTTGTGACAACAATGGCACGAGCAATTTGACCAGAAGGAAATCCAGTTTGCCCAGGAGTAAACTGACCTGAAATCAACGCACACGGATAATCATGATCATTCATTTCATCTGGTGTGTAAAAATCAACATCACTGTCATCCTCTGGCAACCAAATAACTCTGGCACCATCTTCAAAAGCTCCATTATAAACATTGCCAGTATCGGCAATGGCATTCCAATCTTGAAATTGACCTGTCTCAGCATTGGTAATGTCTTGGAAAAATTCCTTTGAACATTGGGATTTATTCAACAATTTTCCAACAATTGTTCCTCCATTGACAAGTTTAGCAACTGTACAAGTAATAATAACACTCATACTAATAGGGCGAATACGATCAATCGCACCACCAGCTTGAGTGTTACTATTAAATTGTTGATAAACCTGAGAAAGAAATTGATATCCTGAAATAATAGTTGTTCCTGTAACTGTATAACCAACCCACATCGATTGAAAGAGTGTTAAAGCCCAAACAAAGGTAGCGGATGTCATATCATTAGAAGTATCAAAACCAATTGATGTAACTTGGTACTGAGTACCCAAAGTACCAGGAATAACATTAGATCCAGGAGGAAGATATGCAATCAAAGAGGCAGCGGTAATTCCAGTTCCAGACATTATCAAAGTAACAAGATAATTACCAGCCCCCAACAAAGTCAATCCATAACCTCCAGGAGCAACTTGATATGCTGTCGTTATATTCTGCTCAGAAACATCTGGTAAGGTACCAAGGGGTGACTTCAAAGTATAAGTCCCTGTACCAACATTACCAGTATAACGACTAAGAAAAGAATCAGGAGCAGTAAAGAATGGTGTAAATTTATCAACACGCAAATCCTTACCTCCTGTATAAGGGACATATGAATTTGAAGATGTCCATGTTCCACCGCGCTGCCAAAAACCTAAAGTTCCATCAGCAAGACAACATTTCCAAGCAGTTGGGGGAGCAGGTGCACCACCAGCTCCTCCAGCATCTCCCAAAATAGGCTTCACCAACAAACAAAAACGACCTTGATCAGTAGTCCAATCAGCATTATAAGTTATTGGAAAAGTTTGAACAGATTGAAATGTGGAAGAAAATTTAGAATTTCTAGTTGGGACACGACATAACGCACTTTTATCACTTTCTGGAGTGACAAGAGACTCTATATACTTCTCCAAATCAGTCTTTGGTCCAGCAGCATTTTTCACTGATGGCCCAATACGACCACCACCAGAACCAGGCTTTCGAACTTGAGGAATAAAACGACCATTAACCTGAGAAGGCAAGCTACTATGAAATTTCTCTTTCTTAGGGTTCTTGGCTTTATCACGGGCTGATTGCTCAGCTGGTGTAAGCTTCTTTCCCGGTTGACCTTTCTTTTTCCTTTTGCGTTCATGTTCAAACCCTCCAACAGAAATCATCTTACGATGTTCCCTATTAAAAGTTTTTGGAAACATGGACACATAACGGTCCCGCGTTGCTTTTTGAGCAGCAGTCAACCTTTCATGCAAAAGAACTTCATGTGCAAAACCTTCAAGATGAATCATTGTTCGATGATTTTCAAGATCATTACAAGCAAAAACAAAGTCTTGATAAATTGCACAGGCACAAGGGTCTTGTCCACAAACACAATCTTCATCAACTTCTTCTTTTTCTTCATCTGATAAACCAGTTGTATCATCATAATCTGACACAGTTGATAAATCAGGAAGAGGGGATGAGACCATATCAACATCCTCATCCTCATCATATGGGTTCCAACACCCATAAGCTTCATCCCAATACATCTTATCAACGGACACCTGAGGGTTAAATCCGCTAGTAATTGGAATGGGCCAGTTTTTCGAAACTGTAATCGGTCCGGGCGCTACCCGGGCTTCATGAGTAAATCCAACCAATTGAGTCAACATTACTTTTTTGTCAGGCTTGTTAACCTTTCCTCGGACTCCTGACATTTTTGGTACTGTATAAAATTGACCATACTCAAAATCGGTTAGATAATTATCACGTGCTGTTCTCCATTCAGAATCACCACACAACAAATCATCATACTCACAAAACATCCATTCAATAAACTCTCGGAAAAACTTACGGGTTGGCACATCCGCCCAACAAACACGCAAATAACCAAGAGACCTTTGCAACGTAAAAACTGGATCATTAGTACGTGGGGTCCATTGAAAACCCAACAAGGCTTTACCAGGAGCTAGATGATACAAACATTTTCCATTTAGAAAGTGATCAAAACTAGAAGAAAGAAATGTGCACTCCTCCAAAGATCGTGCATCATAACTTGGTGAAGTTGTAATTATACCTATCTCAGAAAAAATTTCAGAAACAATTTTTCCATTAAAGAAAGAAACAGCTTCATCACTAACACTCCAAGTATTATCATCACCAGTAAG